TACGGTTAGATTTAAGTTATTTAATGAAATCAATAATTTTTATTATCGTAAATTTTTATTGATTTTATAAAAAATAATAATATAAGAAGTATAACTGTAACATGTGTAACATGAAACCCATAAAACCATTGATATTACTAACTTTTCAAGTGTTACGGTTGAAAAATTCAACCGTAACATTTAACCGTAACAAACAGTAACAGAATGAAGAAAGGATGATTTTATGACAGCAAAACAATATTTAAGACAAGCGTACCGCTTGAATGAATTAATAAATAGTGATCTTAAAGAACTTGCCCAATTGAAAGGATGGTCAACAAGCATTTCTTCACCGAATCTTTCAGGAATGCCCCCATCAAGTACCAGAAATACAGAACCTTCTTTTGTGAAATGTATCAATAAGATTGTTGACCTTGAAAAAATTATCAATGATGAGATTGACAGGTTTGTTGAATTGAAAAAGGAAATCAGAGAAGTGGTCAACAATGTTCCTGACCCTGATGAAAGACTTGTTTTAAGATGCAGGTACATAGAATTTCTTACATGGGAACAAGTTGCTGAAAGAATGAACTATTCGACTAAACAAATACATAGGATACATTCAAAAGCCTTGAAAAATGTAGTTGTTCCTAAATCATGACACACTTTGTCCTTGTATGTCATTATATACCTATGGTAAACTGTAAACTGGGAAATGTTACAGATGTTACGGTTGATTCCGTACCTGTAACATTTTTTAGTTTGTGCTCTGATTACACCGTGGGATATACTTAGATGGATTGTTGATAAGGATGTGATTAATAATGAAATGCATCGAACGGATTAATTGCTATGACTGCAAGCATAGCAAAGATTGTAAAGAGTTTCAGAATTACTTGGAAGGTGAGAAAAGATATGGCCAGTCGAGCAAAACGCCCTTGTGCTTATCCAGGATGTCCGGAGCTGGTGTCCTCCGGTTATTGTACGAAGCACATGAAGCACTCAAGCGAATACAGAAGAGGAACAGCACACAAGAGAGGATATAACTACAAGTGGTCTCAATATTCAAAATGGTTTTTGAAGCAACCTGGTAATCATTTATGTACGTTGAAGATAAGCCCACGTTGTGCCTATGTATCTGAGTGTGTGGATCACCGTATACCGCCTAAAGGCCCAGATGATCCGTTGTTTTGGAACAAAGACAATCATCAACCGGCTTGTATTGCTTGCAACAGTATGAAAGGTAACAGGGTTTAATCAGGTGACTTGCTATACTTCAACATGGAAATATATGGGTAGGGGGGGTCGAATCCCTGCCAGAACACACTTACAAGACCGGCGCGCAGTGACGCGAAAATTTTTTTCCCAAAATGAATAATTTTAGGAGGTGGCTTGAATGGCTGGTAGAGGATCAAAACCGATTGAGCTCGTAAAAGGCCATCGGACTAAAGCAGAAAAGAAAATCAGAGCCGAAGCAGAAAAAGAGCTATTAACTGGAATAGCCCTAAAAGAATGGCCAGAAGTTAAGAAAAATCCTGCAGCTCATAAAGAATTTTTAAGAGTAAAAAAAGTGTTAAATGCAATTAAGAAAGATGATGCTTTACACGAGGCGGTAATTAATCGCTATTGTTTATTATGTGGTGAGTGTCAATTTTTCGAAACATTAAAAGAGACAACAAACGAAGAATTAAAAGAACTTTGGGAACAATACCAAAAAAATGCGTTTGATTATATTACATATCTATCCGAGAAAGATAAAATTTACAATAGACTTTTAGTGGCTGATAAAAAGATCATGGAAAAGCGAAAAATGATGTTTGACATTGAAAAAGAAAACATTATGACAATACAATCCGCTTTGCGTAGCGTCCCAAAGAAAGAGCAGTCAAAAGGCGACAGTCCAATAGCTGCATTTCTAAAACAAAGGGCTGGTATAAATGGCTCATAATAAAAATAGAGCCCTTGAGGTTATACAATTTATTCAGCTTTTAAAATTGGTTGACGACTTCCACGGTCAACCTTTAGTTTTGCAAAATTGGCAGCACAATATTTTATGGGATGTTTATGGCACGGTTAACGAGCATGGATTTAGACAGTTTAGATATGCATATCTTGAAATACCGAAAAAGAACGGCAAAACAACCTTAATAGCTGGGTTGTGTGTTACTCATTTAGCTTTAGATTCGCCAGGGGGACAGATTTATTGTTGTGCAGCTGATAGAGATCAAGCGTCATTAACCTATAACGCTGCAAAACAGATGATCGAGCAAGACGACGACCTACAGGAAATATTTAAGATTGTAGACAGTAAGAAAATGATCATGAATAAACTTACTGGAACATTCTTAAAAGTTTTATCTGCAGAAGCGTTTACAAAGCATGGTATCAACCCTACCGTGGTTATATTCGATGAATTGCACGCCCAACCTAATAGAGATCTTTGGGATGTAATGACTTTCGGATCCGGTGCGGCAAGAAAAGAACCTTTGTATTGGGTGATAACGACAGCTGGCAACGATCCAGATAGGCACTCAATAGGTTGGGAAGTGCACGAATACGCAAGAAAAATAAGGGACGAAGAAATTGTTGATCCTTATTGGTATGTAAAAATATTTGGAGCCCCAGACGATGCGGATATATTTGACGAAAAACTTTGGTATGAAGTAAATCCGTCGCTTGGCGTTACTATTAACATAGAATCTGTAAGGCAGGAATCAATAGGAGCAAGAAATGACCCAGAAAAAGAAAAATTATTTCGTTGGTTAAGGCTTAATCAGTGGGTGACAGCAAAAGCCGTCGAATGGTTGCCAATAACTTTGTGGGATAAAACAACAGGCAAATGGAGTAAAGCCGATTTGGTAGGCAAAAAGTGCTATATGGGGTTAGACTTGGCAAGTATAGGAGACTTAGCAGGAAAGGCATTAATATTTCCACCACAAGAAGGCTTTGAAGATTGGCGGGTACTTTTTGAGGGGTGGATACCAGAGGAAAAAATGAAAGATAGGATCAAAAGAACTGGCATACCTTTTGATAAATGGGTTAAAAACAACTATATTTTTGCTACTCCTGGCAATGCAATTGACTATGATTTTATCCAGTCAAGAATTATTTCGGATAGCAAGCAATATGACCTAAAAATGGTATGTGCTGACCCCTGGAATGCTCAAATGCTAACTCAACAGCTACAAAAGCATGATATCGAAGTTGTTTATATAAATCAAGATTTTAAAAACCTATCGCCGCCAATGAAAGAAATAGCAAGGCTTCTACAAACTGGGCAAATGACACACGAAGAACACCCAGCAGCTCGTTGGTGCTTTGGTAATGTAAATACAGCTGTAGACGGTAACGGGAATATCAAACCAATGAAAAACAGGTCAAAAGATAAAATTGACTTGATTGTTGCTTTGATAACAGGAATGGCTATGGCTATGAGGTTGGAAAAAGTATCGGTATACGAAGTACGCGGTATGAGAAGCTTACTAGACTAGGAGGTGAAAATATTTGAAATTTATAGACAGGGTAAAAAAAGCATTTTCAAATAACAACATTAACACTATATTGCAACAGTATGCAAATGATTTTATAAGAGGCGAAGACCTGCCATCAGGCAAAGGAAGTATAATTATAGATCGTGAAACCGCAATGAAATATAGTGCGGTTTTTGCTTGTGTAAGAGTATTGGCGGAGACAAAAGCCAGTTTGCCTCTTAAGCTTTACAAGAAAGACCCCAAAGGCGAAAAGAAAGAAGCTAACGACATACCTCTTAGTCAGGTGCTGTCGTATAAGGTTAATGACGAAATGACACCATTTCAGTGGAAAGAAACCTCTATGACTTCGTTGTGCTTAGGTGGTAATTCTTTTAATCAAAAGCTCTTAAACGCCTCCGGTCAGGTGGTCGGTATATACCCACTGGACTATACCAAAGTCAAAATGGAAAGAGACTCAGAAAAAAAGCTTATATATGTTATTGACAATAAGCCTTATACCAGGAAAGAAATATTTCATATTCCTGGGTTGAGTTTTGACGGCATAAG